CATTGCTTGAGCACTTGACCCACCGCTATAAAATTGAATGAATCGTTGACTGCTTGATGTGGTTGCAGAACCCTTGTTCATAACAAGTGAAGGGGATGCGTCAGCCCCAGTTGAGGTATCTAGGTTACTAAAAGAATATACACCAACACCCCCGCCACTACTAGCTCCAGTAAAAGAACCTTGTGTAGAATTATTCCAGTTGGTTTGACTGCCAGTAAATAAAAAACCAGCAAAATAGTTTTTGTCAGAACCACCCGCTTGATATAAACCCCATCTGTTTGTAACAGTACTACCAGCGGCATTTATTGCTTCTAAATAATGACCATATACGGTTGTAACCGTTGTACCAGCCGTTAAATTTGGCCCCGTGTACATATTGAAAAGGGTTGATGTAACAGTATTTGGGTATGTTGGGTTAAGCACCAAACCAAACTGATTTGAACCTGATGTTGTAGCACCTGAAAACGCTGCGTTAATTAAACGATCACTTGAAGTTCCATTATTGCTAAATGCAATCCTACCGCTTGAGTCTATACGAGCACGTTCTGTGTCGTTGGTTCTCCAAACTACATTGTCCCTACCTATAGTTTGCATAACAAACCGATTGGTTCCGTTATTGTGAATCCATGAGCAATTTTCGTTGCTAACACCAGACAGTTCCCATTCTGTTCTTGACGCGCCGCGCACAGAATAAGCAAGTGAGATGCCGTTGGAGTCAGCGCCTTGGTCTACATAAAGCCTAGTGGCGGGACTCGTAGCACCAATACCCATGTTGCCGTTTGAGGCTATACGGGCACGTTCTGTTAAAGTTGCTGACGCCGCTGTAGAAAAAGTTAAAGCACCATTGCGGGTATTTCTATCTGTTACAAGACCGTAAATGCTTGCAAGAACATCAGGGTCAGCCGCTACAGTATTAAAACCAAATGCAACACCAGCCGATACGTTAGTTCCGTTTGACGTATTTCTTAAAGAAAGTTGCGTCTCAGTTCCTGAATTACTGCTTGTAACAACATCCAACCTTTTTGAAGGGGAAGTCGTGCCGATACCGAGATTGCCTGAGGAGTCGAGGCGCATACGCTCTGAACTTCCAGTACCAAAAACTAAAGCACTAGATGCGTATTGAATAAAGGCTGGAGTTGATCCGCTTTGTGTTGTATCAAAAGCAATATAAGGCGTTGCACCGCTAATAAAAATATTTCCAGCAACACCCAACTTTGCAGAAGGACTACTTGTACCAATACCCAGACCTGTGCTGGTTAGGCGCATTTGTTCTGCGCCACCAATTAAAAATCTAGTTCTACTTGACCCAGCAGAATCTAAATCAAATGCAAAAGCATCAGTATATGAATAGCCAATTTCGCCATACGATACGCCTGTGTTTCTAAAACCAATTCGTGAACCAGTACCAACACCGCCACCGCTATTATCAAAATACGCAGGGTAAGTTACAGATGCGCCAGTTGTCGCTGTTGCAGTCAATGTTGTTCCGTTATAAGTAAGCGCAGAACCGCTTGTAACAACCTTAGAGCCGTTTAAATACGCTACTCCGTTAGCAGTACCTCCAGAGAGGGTTACAGCGTTCGTAACCGTCAAAGCATTTGCTGTCAGCGTAGTGCCGTCAAACGTCATGTTTGAAGAACCAGCCAATGCACCAGAAGAGTTGAACTGAACCTGAGTGTTTGAGCCACCAGCGGGACCAGCCGTTGCACCGGCGAGCAATGTCACGACACCGGCGTTGCTCTTGTAGTACAACTTACCGTCGGTGATGTTGATCGCCAACTCGCCGCTCGCGAGGTTTCCGGCAGTAGGAACAGCCGCCGCAGTGGTGCTGTAGTACAGTTGAATGGGTGTGTAGCCTGTAGCCGCCATGGTGTTACCTCAAATTCTCAAGTTTGTACAAAGTTTTCATATGCAAGCCGGTGAGTTCATCAACGATATTCTCTAAGGCTGGGACACCTTTAGCAACTTTGCTACGGTTTTCATTCAGCCAAATTATATCATCATGAATCAGTTTTGCAATGCTTTTTTCCTGTTCATCGACTTTACCGATGATTCCGAAAGTACCCTGATACGCCTCAATCAGCTCGTCTAGCTGCTCGATGACGTCTTCGTAATAATGCCCGAGGGCTTTATGCTCAGCGTATGATTTTGTTTTCCAGTGTGCAATGTGGGCTGCGTTTCGGGCGTGGAATAGACGCTCGATTAGTTCTTCAATCATCAGAATGTGCCTCCGCTGATGCCAACAAAAGTTGTTCCGGTGATAGTCGTACCCGTTATTGCGGCGGCGGTTGCTCCACCAATAACCATATTATTGATCGTGCCTGCTGTCGCGGGATTAACTGTCAATGTTCCTGTACCTGTTGGCGCAATAGAAATAGATGCGTTGGCGGGGTTCATGTTAAACGCGCCGTCAAGCGTCAAGTTAACACCGCCGCCCGCACCCCATTGTAAGCAAGCCGAACCACTACTAGTCCTTAAAGACCCGCCACCTGAACCGCTTGCGTCATAATTAGAGCCGCTAAATTTAGTTGAAGCTGTTACAGTTGTACCCGTCACTGCCGCCGCTGTTGTACCACCTATAGTTGTTCCATCAATCGCGCCCCCCGTCACCGCCACAGAGTTTGCGTTCTGCGTGGACATTGTGCCTAGACCGGACACTTGCGTATTTGCGATTGCGATGTTGGTATCGGCTAAGGCGGTTAATTGACCTTGAGCATTTACAGTAGCCGTTAAAGTCTTGCTAGCGCTACCATAAGACGCCGCAGTAACAGCTGTGTTAGAGATGCTGAACGACGTGCCGGTCAGCGTTAAGCCAGTTCCGGCAGAGTAAATTTGCGTAGCTGAAATCTGAACGAAAGTGATCGCGGTCGTGCCGAAGGTGATAACACCCACGGTATTACAGACGTAAGTCTCTCCAGCGCCTGTAGCACCGGACGTGATGAAGAATGCGTCGCCGTTACCTAAGCCGTTAGGGTCTTTCAAAGCATACGTATCGGCATCAGAAGCGCGGGTTAACACCCATGCCACCGCGCCGCTACCGACTGTCGTCACGACGTAGACGCCGTTTTCAGCTGGGTTGGTCTGATTGTAAACCAGAATACGGTCATTCACCGAGGCGACTGTGCCGTCCGGTGTAAACGCAACCAAAGTACCCGCGTTAGTCAGCGTAGCGCCGACACCGGCTGTGCCGTTGTTGTAGGTCGCGTTGAGGTTGCCAGAAGGCACTTCATATTTGACTGGCGTATGATAAGTGATACCTGAAGACACCAAAGTGTCCACGTACTGCTTAGTTGCTACTTGTAAGTTGGTTGTCGGGTCTTGCGTCACTGCGACCGAAGTCAGACCGCCTAGCGTCAAGCTAGAAGCGCCCAATGAGATTGCAGTAGTTCCGACAGTCACAGCCGAGTTTGTCAGACTCGCGTTTGCGATGTTTGTCAGAGTGTTGCTCGAGCCGCTAATCGTCTTGTTGGTCAGCGTCTGAGTGCCCGTCAGCGTGGCTACAGTAGAATCAATCGCGATCGTGACTGCGGTAGAACCATTGTAAGATGTACCTGACAGACCGGTTCCGATTGTCAAAGCGTTTGACGCTGTGGCGGTGACCGTGACCGAACCGCCCAAGCTCACAGAAGAGCCGTTGATGGTGATAGCGCTGTTCGTCAGGCTCGCATTACCGATGTTGCTCAATGTGTTTGTTGCGCCTGAGATTGACTTACCGGTCAAAGTGGTCGGTATGTCAGCGTTGACTAGCAAGCGGAAAGACGTTGGGGCAGAACCGCCCGCAGTCGGACCAGCGTACACGTAATTCGCAGGCTGATCTGACACGATCAAAGCTGAACCCCAGCTCGGAGCGTTTGAACCGCCTGAAACCAGAACCTGCCCTAGAGAGCCAGAAGGACCGACGTACAAGCCGTCAGCGCCTGACCAAATTACAGCTCCTGGTTGCATCACCAAACTACGCGCCGTACCGCCGTTACCGAGACCTAGAATGTTGTCCACCTCGTCATCAGCTGACAAATCAACTGCGGGGTGCTTGTGGTCGCTACGGGCGAGGGTATTCGCGACGCCCGCTGAGCCGGTTTGAAAGCCCGACTCCGGTGCGCTGGCGCTATAACTGGCAGCGAGTGTGATATTAGCGCTCAACGCCCCGCCACCGGTCAAGCCGTTACCAGCAATGACTTGACGAGTCGTAGGCACGTAACCTGAAACAGTCGCAGGGGTCGTAGTAGCAGCGGTCACGCGACCGGTGCTGTCAACAGTGACCACAGGAATGTTAGTAGCATCACCGTAAACACCAGGAGTTACGCCAGTGTCTGACAACAGCGTGCCGTTGACACCTTTCGGGGCAACGCTCAGGGTCACATTGCTAGACAATTGACCGCCGCCCGTCATACCTGTACCGGCAATCACCTGACGAGTCGTAGGCACACCGGCAACGCTCAGCAGGTCACCGACGCGGATCTGGTAGTTGTTACCCTGATACACGATCATCATCAAGCTGTTTTCGTCAGCCACAGGGGCGACGGGTAACTGCGTGATTCGCGTCGGTATTAGATTGCTTGGGACATCAGACATTTAAAACTCCAAGTAGCCATTACCATCTTCGGTAATGAAAAACTCATCACCGGCTTCTTGAATGACGCCCGCAGGATGAGTGTTAATCGGGGTGTCCGGACGATTGAACGGGAGGACGATTTGATCAGGACGACGCGGCGCAAGGCGGTAAGGGTCGTACTCATCGCGGTCTTCTTCGCAGACCATAAGACCTGGATAGTTCGGGTCGGGGGACAACTCAGAAAGCAACATCTTACGCGAGCAACGACCGCAGATGGCGATGCCATAAGTCGGTTGTCCGCTCGGGTCAAGAAAGACGCTCATTTAGTGTAGACCCCGATGCCAGGATTAATCTGAATAGGCGAGCCGTCATTGTCACCGTCCCACGCACGCTGCAAGCTCATAGCGGCTTTCTGATCAAGCATAGGAATGAGTTGCGCGTCAACTTGCGGAGTCTCAGAGGCGACCTTAGCTGTCAAGTTGTCAACAATCGCATTTAACCAGCGCTGAGGCACTTCTACGTCTTGCTGAAGGTTCGCAGTGTCCATGATCTGACGATGACGCCAGAGGATCAACTGAGCCTGCTCAGCAGCAATGAACGGCGCTGGCCAGAGGTAAACCACCGGCTCAGGCAGGTCGCGCTGAAAATAGTAATTGCTAGGGCGACCAGGAAACACTTTATTGCTCTGGTTGACGTAACTGTCGCGGTTCAGCTGCCCGAGGGGGATCTCTTGAGGCATATTACCTAAGCTGATTACCGCATAGTTGAAAGTTGCCGTAGAGGTAATTCTGAAGTACTGATAGGGTAATGCCCCAGAAATGTCTGTCCACGTAATCTCGCCCGCGCTCGCGGTGTCTGTGTACGTCCCTACGGTAACCCAAACTGTCCCGTTCGTGCTCACTTGAAAAGTCAAGGGAGTAGACGCGCCCGACCATTCAACACCGACCGTATCTACGACAGTCTGGGTGGTGAAGTTTACGGTGTATGAGGTTGACGTAGATACAGTAGCGCCAGTCACCGGCTGGAGCGTACGATAGTTCAGGTTGAGGACTTCAACAGTGCCGTTAGGCAGGGTAACAATCGGCTGGTTCTGGTACATCGGCAGTACCATCTTCTCAATACACCAGCTAGGTGTTTTGATGCTCGCCAACTCTGACAGGAACAAATACAGAGACTCTAGAGCATAGGTCTGCATTTCGGCTGAGATAGCCTGAGCGGGCAGACGACAGCGCCTGAAGGCGTGGTCTACCACCTTCAGCGCGTTAAACGTCGTCGTGCTCACTGTGCCGGAATATGCCATACTAACCCCATTTTGTAGTCAGATGGCTGCTGTCCTAGCACGCCCGATATTGACAAATTATAATTCAACCTTGCTGAAAAGCAAAGGAAATTAGCAGTTTTTACCTTTACCCTTGGACATAGCCATGCCGCCTTTGTTCATCATCATTTTTTCTCCAGGCAACTTAGGCGCGGTGTGCATGCGAGTTTCACCAGGATTCTTATTGCCGACAACACCCAAAGTACCGCGATTTTTTAACATCTCGCGACCGCCTTGATTCATAGCGCCGCCTTTAGCCATACCTTTGAGTTCGTTCTTGTCATAGCGCATTTCAGAACGAACACGAGACATCTCTTGACCCGCGTCACGCTGCTTAGCGGAAACGCGGTTCAACTCTTGGCGCTCATTGCGAATAGTGTCTTTGACACGAGCCTCACCACCTTTAGCATAGCCTTTAGCCATGCCGCCTGATGAGAAATTGAAATCTTTAACTTTTCCGACTGTCATGTTTATCCCCTTAGTTGCTAGTGGCGTAGGTTTTAAGACACTCAAGCACGATGGTGTACATGTCACCCGCACTAGCGTCTCTCGTAGTGAACAACACGTCACCGGTTTTACCCGCACCGGCGTTGTTAGGGATACCGCCGAAAGACGAGAAGTCCATCAAATAGTTTGAGTTTTGCGGGATCTGCCAAGCAAACACATCGGTCGTGGCGTCCCAAAGAATTTGGACTTCAAAACCATGCGTAGTTCCGTAAATCTTGTTCAGCTTTACGCCGTTGCACGCTAGGCCGAACGAGTTAGGGTTCAGCGTTGAGACGTCAATTTTGACGACACCGGTTTCACCCGTGCCGTCTGAAAAATTAGTAAATTTTGCGATGAACAGACGTTCACCGTCAAGGATCGTTTGCGATGTTACTGCATCTGCCATGTTTATCTCCTGAAGTTAAAATGAGAGGGGTTCACCCCTCTCATTTAATTAAGCGGCAACAGCGCCGTTCAGGGCAACGATGTCCCAACCTGCGGCGGTGTAAATCAACATAGTGCTATCACCAACATTGGTAAAAGTAATTGTTGTAAAACCGATTTTAGTTGTAGGTGTCAATACAGCTGAGCCACCATCAACCACGTGGCTGATGATTTTGATTTGACCGACAGTGCCGTTAGCCAACGTCAAAGCCTGTGCTGCACCGGTGGTTGTCAAACTGGTCAACATGTCAGTGATGTTAACTGCGCCAGCGCCGGAAAGAGCTTGGTTTGTAGCGAACACGTCGCCTGTGATGTTACCGGTTACATTACCGGTAATGTTACCAGTGACAGCACCGATGAAGCCGTTTGTGGACGTAACTGGTCCGGAGAAGGTAGTAGAAGCCATTTTAAAATTCCTCTCATGCGAGTAAAAAGTGAAGTGTCTGTCTGCATGACGTCAGCTGGGACTGTCAGACACTTCGGGGAAACCCAGAAAAAGAAGGGAGCCGAAGCCCCCCTCTTCCTTATACGCCAGCAGTACCGTACACACCACGTGGGTCAGTCCAACCCACTGTGTAACGCTCAGTAGCCTTGTAGCGCATTGAGTCAGTCTCGAAATCGCCTTCCATAGACTTCTCCAAGCCACGACGCATCAACAACTTCAAGCCTTCTGGCGCGTCGGTCTGCACCCACCATGCGGTAGATGAAGTGATACGAGACAAGTTAGCTTGGCCATCAGCCAGCAAGCCCATGGACTTAACTGGGTTGATGTCGTTGTCGGCTGTGCCGGTGCGCAAGACGCTCTTCAAGAGGACTTCAGCTTGGAACACGTTGGAAGGACCGGAAACGATCTTCTTAGGTGTCAGACGGATACGCTTACCGTTGTTGTCAACGGCGTTGCGGATCTGAATCAGCATCTGCTCAAGGGAGGTCTGTGACAAGTTAGCGGGGGTGGTCAGCTGATTGCTGAACGTGCCGTTAACGATGGGGTGGGCAGTGTTAGTCAACGACACGCCATCACCACCAACATACGCGCCGTTGAAGGCACGATTCAAGATGTTAGCAGAGAGGGTTTCCTTTGTCTCGATCAAAGACTGCGCCAAGTGCTTGGCGTAGGTCTGACCGATACGGATGTGGTCGCCGTCTTCTACGAGGACTTTGGTCAAGCTGAATGCGAGACCGTAGACTTTGTAGAGGTAACGCTGCAAGAACAACACGCCACCAGACTGGTAAGAAACAGCCATACCGTCGGGCAGTTCAGGCGCTGCGCCAAAACCATAAAGAACGGGTTCTTCATGGTAGTTGCGAGGAATGCCTTTTTGCTCGCGGAAAACCATCTTCCACTCGTCAGCACGTTGGTCATAAACACCGTCAAACACTTCGTTGAGGATAGGCTCAACTACGGATCTAAAGTCCGTACTACGCATTGGGGTAGCCATAATTTAGCCCTCCTTAAACAGAATTCACAGCAGCTTTGTAGTGGTGTTCGTTGATACGAACAGACACAACTACATACGCGTCAGTGAGGGAGTCAGTGATTTCATATCCAAAGCCGGTGATCTGGAATTGACCAGAAGTGGCTTGAATGGCGGTCAGGAAAGTGTTTGACAAACCTGTTTGTGTTGAGCCACCAGGAGAGGCGACTGTCCAATCACACTCTTCGCCGACAGCTGTTTGCACAGTTGTACCAGCAGAAGGGTTGTTGTATTGAACATCAAACAGTGTTTCAGGGTCATCATACACCCAAGCTGTGATCTCAGTCCCAGTCGTGCCAGAAGGCCAGAAAGGAGAGATTGAAGGCTTGCCGCTGGCGTCCAAATACTGAACACCTGCGAAGATGCCCAACAAAGAAACTCCATCGGTAGTGCCTGAACGAGTACCGTCAGACGTGCCGAGTTGAATAACGCCGTTGTCAGTCAACTTAACGGGGTCACCGCTAAAAATGTTGGCTGCGTAGGCGCTGGCGATAACGTAGGCTTTCGGGCGCATCTGACCACTGTTGTGGTAAGACGCACGAAAACCAAAGGGTGCGCTTATCGAAGACATAATTGCTCCTAATGGATTAAAAAGTTGCGTCAGGAAAGATCAAACTGAGCTTCCCGCTGTTGCCCTATTTCCATATTGCCGTCTCCCATGGTCAAGCGCGACTTAGACGTACGAGCTTGCTGCTCGAGGAACTCAGCCGTGTCGGTGAGTTTCTCTTCTTCACGCAGGGGTGCATCGTGATGCGCCTCCTTCATGTATTTCTCATAAAGAGAAATAGGCAGCTTAAAAGCCAACATCTCATTCACCCCAATGAACCCCACCCAGTCACCCGTCTTAAGGGTTGCGTATTCCCAGCCAGGAACGTCTTCTGGCTTCAAAGGCTCGTAGCCTAAGCGGATCCGCATCTGGATCGAATCACGAGGGTTAGTCGTGGTCAGCCAGCAACAATGCCAGCCGGAGAGTTTCGGTAAGTCCGGTAAAGAGGACTGAAAAAACTGCTGACGGAACATTTCAACCCGCTCATCTTCGGTCACCTCGCGGTTTTGTGTTACTGCGCGATCTAACATCGCACGATTCTCACGACCTTCTCCTGCGGATTTCTTCAAGCGTTCGTCTGTCATAATACTCGCTCCTTTCAGCGATTGAAACCAATTATAGGGTTTGAAAATTAAAAAGCCAAATCATTCAAGCGTTTCACGCTTTGTTAGTACGGTCGTACTCGGCGTAGCGCTTGACGTATTTCATGCGCAACACTGGATCATCCCACACGCCAGCCTCAATCAATGCCTGCTTGCGCTCAGGACTGACGTAAATTTCTTTACGCGTAGAAGCCGGTGCGTGCTCACGTCCGGAACCCACTGCGGGACCACCGCGAGGAGTGCGTTCCTCCCTAGAGTCACGGCGTTCATTCTTGAACTTTTCAGGCAATCGGCGGGCAGCACGCTTGCGCAATTCATCCCAGTATTCCTCTGACTGTGGATTGTAACCGTCCTTGGCTAATGATTGGTCAATAGCGATAACAATCGCAGAGTCTTCATCGCGACCCTGTGAGTCGTACCATGGATTCTCTTTGATGAACTCATTAGCGTAATGCATGGTCATGTCATCAAGCTGCTGACCCTGTGGCTGGGGGCGCTGTTGGGCGGCTTGTTGCTTGGCGTACTGGAGCTGCTGCACTTTCTGCATAGCTTGATCGCGGTACTTGAGCGCCTGAGCTACGTCCTTGCCGTTGCCCGCCTCCACCGCCTTAGCGATGACGCGCTCCGCCATCTCGGCTTCCTTCGCCGCGCTAGCAATGTGTGCGTCGTACGTGCCGAGGTCTACTTGATGCGCTCGGTGCTCTTGAAGAGATACGCGGCGCTCAAGGTCATCATTTCGTTTACGCAGGAAGTCCAGCTCGAGTTTGTCGCGCTTGATGGCTTGATCGCGGCGGTCTTTACGCTCGAGCTTTTCAAGGCGGCGTCGCTCACGTATCGCCTCTCGCTCGTCGTCATTGCCGTCTTCGGCTGCTGAGGACGCGGTTCGTTCATCACCGCTGTCATCTGAATCATCGTCCTGCTCTTCCTGTCTGTCGGTTAGTTTTGACTCGTCTTCGACGATGATGATTTCTTCACCACCGCGTTCGTCGTCTTCTTTCATCACATTAGCCATAAATCATCTCCTTTCAGATGAATGCTCGGATTGCCAACGGGTCGCCAGTTACCTGCCCGATGATGTCCAAGTCGTTAAAAATCACAAACATAGCAGATCCGTCAGTGTCAGGAATCTTGACTTCCCAACGATCACCGCCGTACTTAGCCACGCGAACGTATTCACCGGCTTTGCACCACTCACCCTCTGGCCACGTCTTCATGTCATTGCGGTTCTTGAAAGCCAGCGGACCCAAGGCAACCACTTTGCCAATCTGAGTGTTCCACTTCTCTGTATCATTAGTACCCGCGATGTCAATAATAATGCCACCAGCTGATTTCTTTTTCGGTGTGCGAATCTGAATCAGAACACGGCTCCCGAAAGGCTGAATTCCAGCATCTACTGCTGGGAAAGCCTCCGCCATTGCGTCCTCATAAGTCATTGTCAAGGTTTTTCTCCTGGTCTAGAAGGTTTAAAAGTACGTCGATTGCTGCCTCATAACCAGCAACCATTCCCACGCGATACCCGTACTCAAAAGTATCGCGAGTCTGGGGTCGTCTCAAAGCGGTAACAGCGAATGACTGCTGTTCTGCTTTCAGACGATTCAGAAGTTGAGACTCAATGTTCATGCAGGAGTCTTAGGTGTAGAAGGCGCAGCGGGCAGGGTCTGACCGTTCAGCTTCTCACCCGCCGCTAGGCGGTGTTTCTGTTTCACAAATGCGCCAGTCATAGGGACTGTGCCAGGAGTAGGTTTATCGCTCATGATGTTTTCCTCAAGGGTTAGGGTTAATACCAGTTCCAGTGCTCACTGCGACCTTCTCACCCGTAGCCATTTCGGCAGCGGCAAGCAGTTTCGCGGTGTCGTTGTCAGCCGTGTTCATGCGCTCGCGGGTCTCAAGATCAGCGGCGGTGCGTTCGTTTTCGGCTTGTTGTCTCATCTGCTCGGTCTGCATGCGCTCAGACTCGGCTTGTTGATCAGCAGCCAACTTAGCCGCTTCAAGCTGCTGCTGTGTTTGCATCTTCTGCTGCTCGATTTGCAACTTAGCTTGGTCAATCTGCATACGCTGCTCCAGCGCTTTACCTTGGACTTGCGCGTTGAGCTGGGCGACCTCCATGCTCTTGTCAGGCGGCATGGGTGGCTGGGGCTTGAACTGCTGAGCGGCTTGATCAATCTGCGCCAACTCTTGACCGAAGCTCCCGAGCTGTGCCTCGATGAATTTCTGCACTTCTAAGATGACTTTGACCTGATCTTCGGCTTCTTCAGGGATCAACTCCTCACGCTGCGCCTTGTCAACAGCGTTGTGCGCTTCGACTAGGTAGTAATTGAGCAGGTGATCACGCAAATGCGTCGCCATCGGGTACAAATACGTCTTTGCGATAGCGGGATTTGACCCGAACAGCGGCGATTTCAGGAAAGGGATGTGCGTCATGAAATGCGCCATGTGATCTTGCGACGGGAGCACGTAAATTGGGCGTCCCATGGCGGCTGCGACGTTCTCGCTCACCGGATCCATGTCCTCGCTTCCTGGCAACGGCTGCAGCACCTCATTTGCAGGCACTTTCATGTTGCGGAGGAACATTTCCTCAACTTTGCGTGCGTCATACATCTGCGGCATGGCTTGTGCACGCTGCATGATTGCCTGAGTTTGCGCAAAACGCTGGGTTTCGCTGAAAATTGCGGGGTCGCTGACCGGAATGATGTCCATCGGACCGTCAAAATCAGACGGATCAATTTCAAGACCGGCAGATTGTGCCTCAATGTCCTCAGTCGTCAAGTATGCGCTGTTGATGCGGTGCAAAATTTTGAAGCAACGCGCCATCGAGCCATGCAAACGGCTGTGAATTGACGAAAACACCACCATGCCCTGCTCAATGAGCGCCATGGTTGTGCCTACAGGCTGGTTAGGGTTCTGGTCAGATAGCTTCTCAAAGGACGTTTGCACCACACCCTTGCCTGCGTCTACGAGGAAACCCAGAAGCGAGAACAAAGTTGGGCTGGGACCGTTAAACGGCAGCGGCATTGCCAGCTTGCGCACGTCATCGATGAGCGCCCCACCCTCCATCTCAACCACTTCTGTCGGTTGGACGTTCAGCGTCTGGCCTCCTGGTCCCCCTTTGAGCTTCAACAGCGTGGGCACGTTCTGAATGTGAGCCGAGTCAAGCAGGGCGCGGAGTGCGCCAGTGGCTGCGCCGCTCAAGCCGCCAATCATGTGCGTCAGACCGATGGGGTACGCGCCACGCCAAGGCACAAACGGGAACTCCACAATCCAATCTAGCTCAAGCTGGCGCGGGTCATCAGGCTCCCAGTTACGGTACAACCCCAAGCCGAGGTTAGTCGTCTTGTCAATGCTCAGAATATACGGCTCCGGACCATCCCCGAAGTCAAGGTACGTGTAAACTTCAAAGATCGTACGTAAGCCATCTTCGTTGTAGCTCAGGTCTTTACGTCCCTCAATCTTGTCGTTAGCCTGAGTGGACTTGCTGAACTCGGGATCTTCCGGCATACCCAAGTCAACGTCAATGTACATACCAGACTTGACGCGACGCTGGTACTCAAACTTCGTGATGTACTGCACGTGCGTCTTACGCTCGGCGGTGTAGAAGTTGGTCGCCGCAAACGGCAGGTAGATGTCATCAATAGCGATGAACTCAGCACAGGGGCGGCGGTGCAACGGGTTCCACATGAACTTCATGTACTGACCGCCGCCGAGCGGGAGCTGCGTGCTCAACTGCTCAAGCTCTCCGCGGAACTCCACCATCTGCTCAGTCGTCTGCCAGTTCATGAACTCGGCTTTACGCTCTGCTTTCTGAATCTTAGACTTGTCCCGCTCGCCCAGCACCTTGCTCTTGACGGGACCACTAGGCGGGAAGACCTCCTTCATGAAGCGGGCAGAGAAGTCCACGCACGCCTCGACGAGCATCGGGTGCACGACCTTGTTTGCGCCGGTGAACTGAGCGCCTCCTGGTGCATCATCACCTAAGCCCGTACGACGCAAGCCCTCCTCGTACTGCTTGTCACGCTTCTCACGAGCCTCTTTGTCGTTGCCGATCTTTTCCACAAGGTCGCTAATCGCGGTCTTGAGCAGGTCTTGATCGACCTCGTCAACGATGTTGGCAAAGTGGGCGAGCTTATCGGCGAGGTCTTCCTCATTCTTCTCACGAATGATTGCCCCGCCGTCTTCGGTGTCTTCTACCTCGTTGTCGACGTCCTCAAGCTGAACTGTCTCGCCTTCGGGCAGGTCGTCTTCCATTCTTTCAATAGCCATTACTCACCTCACATAAACTGGTTAACGATCGCATCTACGCGACCGGAGTCGTACGCCGACACACTGCCGCCCTCGGCATAATTCTGCGGGGCGCTGATGCTGCTCATGATTTGCTCAATGCGTGACGGGTCGTAAGACACCGAACCGCCCTCGGCGTAACGCGTGGCTTTGACTGTGTCAGGCTTCAACGAGGCGCGACCCTTCTGAGTGGCGGGCGTGCCGCGCTTAGCTTCACGCTCTACGGAGTCCAACAACTCCTGCAGCGAGCGGGTGTCCTTGCCCAGCTGAATGCCGAGCGCGTTGTTGTGTACGTCGGTCGGGTAGTCAGAGCGCGGCTCGCTCAGACCCATCCAGTGACCGGCGGTGCGGAAGGGGGCTTCCTTGAACTCGTACGCTTTGCCTAAGAAGTCCGCAATCCCTGGACTGGTCTTCTGCGCAGCGAGCGCCGAGGCGAGCATGTGTCGTGCGGCATCGCGCTTGACGTTGTCGCGCTCGTTGGGGAACATCTCCTGCGCCACGGTCTCAGAGTAAAGTCTCAGGTTCATAAGCGTCGGGTCGGGTAAGCCCTCACCAGCACGCGTGACTGAGCCGCCTTCGGCGTAGCCTTCTCTACCTAAGCTAGGATCAACAAACTCGCGGAACTGACTACGAGACATAAAGCGCGGCGCGTTTGGTGATTGGCCAACGGCTTCGTAAAAAAGCGCTTTACCCTTTTTAAAATCATCAGGGAAAAGATCATTGACATATCTCATCAGACTGTTTGAATCTTTCAAGTCAACGATGTCGTAATGGTCAAGATCGTTAACTCTACCCCACTCGCCAGTGTTCAAAAACTTAAGCACCGAGTCGGTGATCTTAGCTTTGTACTGAGGGTCGCGCTTCACGTATTCACGGGCGCGTTCGCTGTTAAAAGTATTCTCAACCGGCTTCAGCTCTACAATGTTTTTAGGCGGTTCTGGAAAGTCGTTGAGTTGAGCTTGTATCTCTGGGCGCTGCATCAGCTCGTTAAGAACTTGCTTCTGTCTTTCGAACGCTTTGCCTTGGGACGACCAACCTTCAATACCCGTCACAGCCTGCACCTCTTTCAGCAACTCAGCTTGTGTGCTGTCCGACAAACGATTGAAGGGGTTAGAAAACATCTTACCTTCTGGCGAATAATCGGTCATCGCCTGTGCGTGCGGACGACCCTCAGCATCGAGCAATGTGGCGAGGCGGCGGTCGCCTGAGCCGTAAGCCTTGGCGAGACTTTCACCTTGCGTACACCAACCGGCTTGTTTGCCGATCGTCGTGCAGAGCTTCATAGCCGACTCGTCAACAGTCGCCGGAATATCAACCCAAGTCATTCCTGGTTCTTTGACGAACGAAAGTTGCGTATCAGGTATCTGCATTCTCGGTGTGGCGGTCAGGTTACCCATCATGTCGCCCAGCTCAGCCTTAGCTGCTTCCTCGGAGCGCCACTTGTTGACTGCGTCAACTTTCTCCACCATCTGCTTCATCGTCACCTTGTCAAGCTGCTGAGGTGTCAAGCGTAACGCGGCGGGCAAACCTGACTCGGGGTCAAGCATGTTCTGAATCTCGTCAGCCATGTGATTGAACCCGAGGTTCTCATTGAGATCCATAGGTCTGTCAATCTTATAAATCGGAGTCTCTGGGGAGAGCTTTTCAATCCAAGGGTTACGCTCCGCTATCGCAATTTCTTGCTTACCGTTACTTACAAAGTTGGGCATTTCACGCGCCATACGGAAACGATCTTGAAATTCCCGCGCAGGGGTAGCGGTGATCTCGGCGTCCGAAAGAGCTTCCCACATCTCAGCTTTGCGAGAGTTAACTTCCATGTTCTCAGGATAACCCGCGTCTGCGTGTTTCTTGACGGCGAACCCTTCCTCGGGGTAACCCGCTTTAACACGCATAGCGGCTACGTCTTCAGGTAGCCACATGCCGAGTTCTTCCGCTTCACCAGGAATATGCGAGTAGCCTTGCTCGTGCGCTAGACGGATCGGGTCGTCCGGTGTGCCCATCTCGTTGCGGATGTACTTTTCGAGCTTAGTGTCAAGCCACTTGTTGAGCGCTAATCTGTCTTCGCCGTAGAGCTTTTCTAAGACGTCAGGTCTGTTTTCTTTTAGCCACGGGACAGGAGAATTGTAAGCACTAGGACCCAGATCCACCATTTTTGACCAGAGGTCTTCACCAGCGGCTTGGTTGATCATATCGCCGCTCATGACTTCAGGATTACGCTTCAGCGGTTGTACTGACATAGTAACGCTGTCTCTTGAACCCTGCGGCGGTTGCCAGTTGCCACCCTTCGGCTTCACCGCGTACAGGGGCTTAGCCGCCTGTGGTACGAGCTTAGCCAGTGGTCCGCTGTTGTCAAGAATGGCTCGGTTGAGTTCCTCGCCGACCATACGTGCTCCGGCTACACCGGTTTTCTTAGCGACTCGACCGAGTGGTCCCGCCATCGGTGCGACCAACATCGCCGCCTCAGCCGTATCATCGGGCAGCAGGGGGACGTTAGCCTTGTTGACGTTGGTGATGGGTTGCCCGTAGCTCAAGCGCTCAGCAGTACGAGCTAGCGCTGGCACACCGAGGAACTCCATCGTCCCCTGCATCTGCTGCGTGCGCCGTGGCGAGTAAGTCTGCTTCAGGAACTCCGCAATAGAACCCAACGCGGCGTTCTGCGGCTGTGCGCGCATTGAACCGCCGTCGTAGTAGTTCGTCTTGACGAACCCGCCATCTGCCCACTTGACCTTGTTTGCCCAATACGCTGGACTGCTCGGACCCTTAGCAATGTTCTTTGCGTGACGTGACTTGAACGAGGCTCGCTTAGCCTTCATGCGGTCGGACTCGCCCTCCTTGGGCTTACCTGCTGTGCTAGCGCCCTGCTCGCCGAAGCGAATGATCTTCTCCTTGCCGTCTACCTTCGTCTTCACGATGTGTGACTTAGTAGGATGGCTCGGTGTGCGCCGTGGTTGATTCAGCGGCAGGCTGTCCTTGTCAACGCGGTTGGTCATTTCTTCCTCGCCGCTCTCATGTTGTCGACGAGGTTGGGGTAAGGGCGTCCGGCGCTCTTTGCTGCCGCCTTGGCGGATGACTTAGCCGCTGGTGACAGCGTCTTGCTCTCGCCGAGGCTCTTGGGGCGGGCTTTGTCCCAGATTGGTTTCTTAGGCTGCATATGGGTTTATCCTCGGTTTGTTAGAGATGCGAGGCTCGTCGATATCTTTTGCTTGAGGTAACTCAAACCATCCATCATTCTTGAGATAAATGATAGCTTGCGTAAACGTGTCAACATAATCATCATGCTCCGCTACTGGGAACTTGCCCAGTTGTTTGAGGAAAGACGCCGCCCAGCTCACTGGTTGACCGAGGTTCTTCTTTGACTCCGGTACCCACAGCAACCCCAGCTCAAGGGTCGGCGCGGCTTGGTGCGCCCGTGATACCTTGTCAGCCTGACCTGGATTATAGCCCACTGCTGGCACTTTCGCCAAGCGCAAGTCCTGCAACAATGATTGCCCACTCGCCTTCGCTTCCACCAAGATACGGTCAGGGCGTTTCGCTCGGGAGTATGGCGAGTCCTTCGTCATCCCTCCGTATTCAGTCGTCCAGTCTTTCACGGCTCGTGCTCGCAGGTCTGGATAGCTCAGGTGTTCATCCCACGCATCAATCAACATCGCATTGCGTGCGCCCTTGTGCGTGAACATCGCCCAGACCGAGCAGGCGGTCGGGTCGCCGGTCGTCTTCTCGGTGAACGCACAGTCGTATGACTGCAGTATGTACTCAAAGGGCGGCAAGCCTGATGACGCTGGCCAGAGCCTGAAGTTGTTGACCTTCAGGATCCCGCCCTCGCTCGGCGTGGGGTCTTGCTGTAGCTGACCCGCCGTGCCGTATGTACCCAGCAGTTGCTTCAGCGTGGTGATCTCTTTCTCGCCGAACCGCTCGGGGCAGATCAACTCGCCTTTCTTCTTGCGGGGGTCGTACACACCGAGGCTGGTCTTGCGCACCTTGCCGTCCCACTCTGCCGGAATGCAGATATGCTCCCAGCCCTTGATGTCCTCAAGTATGTGCCCGCTGATGTCGCGCTCGTGTAGGCGCTGCATGACGGTCACCATCGCATCGGTCTTCGGGTTGTTCAGTCGGGTAGACCATACCATGTCAAACCATTCAAGGTCTGACTCTCGCATCACCTCCGACTGCGCGGCTTGAGCGCCGTGCGGGTCGTCAAGTATCAGGCGCGAGCCGCCCTCACCGGTCGCCGTGCCACCGACTGAGGTCGCGAGCCGGTAGCCGGTCTTGTCGTTCTCAAAGCGCTGCTTAGCGTTCTGATCTCCGGCGAATGAGAACATATGCCCCCACCGCTCTTGATACCATGGGGACTGCAACAGTCGCCGCGTCTTCAAGTTGTCACGTGTGCTCAGGTTGCCGGAGTACGAAGCGCACAGGAACTTCTGAGCAGGGTCAGTGAGCCACTCCCACGCTGGCCACATCACCGACACAATCGTAGACTTTGAATGTCGCGGCGGGATATTGATGAGCAGGCGATGAATGTCACCGGCGCTCACGGCTTCAAGATGCTCGCAGATTGTCTCAATGTGCCAACTCGGTATGAACGGGATTCCTGGTTCAACCACGTGCCACGACTGCTTCACGAACTCGTACAGCGAACCCGACGCCGCTCGGCGCTCTTGCTCTCGCTTGACGAGGTCAAGCATGACAGCGGGGTTCATTGGTGCGTTCATTTCTGTCCGGCTTTAGCGAGCAGGCGGCTCATGTTCTCAAGCTCGTCATCACTGAGGTTCTTCAGGTCTACCGCCGCGAGCGCGATCGGACCGCCGTTTGAACCGGTGTGCTCTTGTGTGATCTTGTCGCCGTAGACCTTCGGTAGCATCTTGCTGAGCATCCACTTGCGGGTGTCAATCTGAACCCGCTTGTGCGCGATGACGTCGCTGTTGAGCGGCATCAGCATCTGCTTGAGCAGGGGTTCACCCTTCTCATCAAACATCGGGTCGCCCTGCGGGTCGAGCTTCTGCACCGTCACCCACTCGTGGGTCTTGTCGCTTAGTGCGACGATCTCGTCGGCGAGGAGGGCGTAGCCAATCTCTCGCGCGTGCGCGTAGTCCTTGCCCACGCCGCTGGGGTCTTTGTTGACCCACTCAAGAAAGGTCGCGACAGAAGGCATCCCCTCTGCTTTGCAGATAGACTCAAGAGAGCGCCCGAGCTTCAGCTCCTCGCAGATCTGAGCAGAGACGACCTCGCGGTCGTACTTGCGTGCTGACAGGTGCACTGCGCCTTTGGTGTTGTGTTTTGTGGTAGCCATGGTTTTGATTATACCTCTCTGTTTCAAAAAAGACAAGTTAGAAAGTGATCGGTCGTTCGTCTATATAGAGAGGGACCGAACGAACGATTACTTTCGCCTACAAAATGACAAAGTCTGAAAATTCCCGAACGATTACTCCGAACGATTACCCGAACGATCACCTCACAGAACATACGAAACCCTCACTCCGTTAGGCTCTTGAGACGTTCGGTGAACCTTCTGATCGGCTCCGGAGAGAGGACGACAGTCCCTCTCCTCCGGCGTTCCGAACGTATCCAGACAAGGCAAAAACCTAATCGTTCGTTCGGCGCTATCGTTCGAACGATTACCCGAACGATTAAACCGAACGATTACTTTTCTCATGTGTTTTTCTCTTTGAGTTTGGCTTCAACTGATCGGTAAATATTTTTTATATCAAAAGTCCCCATAAGCCGAACTTTGACCGCCATATGTAAATCATCAATTTCCTCATCCGTCAGCCCCACCCACTCACGCTTCTCAAAGTGGTAAGGTTGCCCCATGTCACGCAGAATCTGCTTGCCGAGGTTGCTGTGCTTCTCAACGGCGTTGAACGCTTCTTCCTCTTCAGGTGTCCAGTCAGGGCATTTGCAGGCGCTTGCCGTTCCTAGTTCCCATCGCTGATTGCAATTGTTACAGTGTCTAAAGAACATTGTTTTTCTCCTTAATTTAACGGCAACAGGCAATTCAAAATGCTTGCGGCAACAACACAGCCGACAAGCCCCAAAAGAAAAGCAAGAACATATTCATACCAATAGTTCATGTTCTCTCCTTGATGTCATAGAACCAGTCATCACCGGCAGACCACTTACGTGTGCCGTCCACAGTCCAGAGCCGTTGCGCCGCTTGAAAGTCGGGGAACTTCGTCTCAGCGGGTATCAAGCTCTGGTCGTACCACAGGCATCGGTTGTTCGGTTGACAGGCGAACTGCCCGTTGTCAAGCGCGATCCAGTTGAAGCTCTTATGCTCCTCAGCTTGCTCCGTAAAGGTCGTGTCCAGCTCCATGCCGTCGGCGCAGAAGTCTACGGTGAACAGGTAGCGCCCAAAGTGCCACTCCTTGTCCTTACCGAGAAACTTCACACCGAGGTTGCGCAGGGCGATCTTCTCAATGATTGTGAACCGGTAGCTCATGCAGTCCCAAAGTTGAAGCGTATCAACAGGCAAGTTGCCCGCGTCAGCATGCCACACGTAAGCGTGGATGGGTAGCTTATCGTACAACGCGCCGTAGTTGGGCAGCAACGACTCAATGCGGAACACCTGACCGCGCAGGGCTTTCAGGCTCACCCATACTGCGGGTTCAAGCTCGTTGTGACCCTTGTGGTCGTTGTAAAGGAACTCACGCTTGACAAAGCACTTGAGCGGCGGTAATGAGGCAATGAGGTAACTCATTTGATACTCCTCATGAACGTGTTACACCTGACACATTTGTAGATCGGTTGTCCTTCAACGGGTTCCCAGCGATGTTTACACTCTGTCATGTATTCTTCTCCTTTAGTTTTGCTTCAATGGCTCGGCAGAGTGCAAAGTGTTCAGTGTTTTGCGTAGTTAACTCTGCATCCATGATGTCTACGATCTCTACATCTGTCAAGCCGCGCCATGGGCGCACGTAGTCTTGAATGTCGTCATCGTCTTTCATGACTTCATGCCCCTCACGTAGCAGGCAAAGCTGGCAGCGGTATCGCCGAACGGCATGCGGTCGAACTGTTGCGCTACCTCCTCAAGCACCTCGTTGCGGTGCGCTGAGTTGTAGCACTTTGCGGGGGTTGGGCACTCTGATGTGTAACATCCTGGGCACACGAAGTCGAGCTTCATCTGCGCGGATTCTTTTTTGCTTTGAAAGCCGGTCATTGCATTCTCCCCCGCATAGCGGCGATCTGCGCCCGCTGTTGATCCATCAACTCATCGCGCTGACTGCTCGCCAATTCGTACATACGACCCAACGTCTCAAGCTGCATCTGAACTTTCTCACGCTCATGCCGAGCTACGAGCTTAGCAAAGGCTTCAACAACTTCGTACTGCTCGCCTTTGATTTTTGTGCCGTTGGCGGCATGCCACATGTTAATAATTTCATCTTGCGTCATGCTTGTCCCCTTGCTCGGATGGCATCACGGTTATCAATACAAGCCGCCCATGCCGACTGCGTTGTTGGGTTTTGCTCAAGCCCCGCATAAACATCAGCGTGTTTCTTACAAACTTCGGCACACGCCTCTCTTTCGGCAAGCACAGCCTTCTGCACCAAAATCTTGATGTTGTCATCAATAGCCTCAAGAACCAGCTTGGCTGCGTCATCAGCAGGGATGTCAGGGTTAGCCCAAATACCGTCTTTAGACAAGCGCAAAACTTCTACGCTTGGCTCGTTGCTGAAAAATCGAATAGAGTTGGTTATCATGCTGTAGCCCTCTGCGGGGTGCGCTCTTGAAACTGCTCAGGCGGCAGGGGGGTCATCTTCTCGCTAGGAGGAGTCCAGCCGTACTTGCGCCAGAGCGCCTGCACGTCAGCGCCGGTTGTCCATTTGAAGTCGGGGTGACCGACGGGGATCCAAGGTGTAGTCTTTTTCATCTCTAAGTTATCCTCTATTAAATGCCGAACTTACCGCGTTCGATTGCGGCAACCACTTCTTCATTCACACGCAGGTAGTGGTTGGCTCGTCCCTGCGGCTTCTCTAACTCAATGCGCTCGAGCGATCCGTCATTCAGCAGGCTGGTAACGGCGCGTTCTTTGCGCTCTTGAGATGCTTTGACGCCGCCCTGTGCCACGGGCAGACGTTCATAGTAGGAGCGGCTCTTGCCCGCATCACGGCGTACGAGTTCGATTATGTCGTCGCAGATACGTGACCATTGCTCCTGCTCTTTTTGTTCTTTGCGATCTTCTTTCATCTGGGTGCGCTCTCCTGGTTTGAGAGGGCGGGCGACTGAGTGGCTAAACCAGATCTCTTTGTCGTAGCCTAGCACGTCCTTATGGTTCTCGCGGTTTGACACGAGGTCAAAGGTGAGTTCAGCGAATGCCGTGGGGAACCTGACCTTTGTCGCTTTGAGCACGCGGGGGGCGTCGGCATGCTCACCGTCTTTGAACACTGTGTAAACCCCTTGCGCATCACCCGTCCACGCTGACGCACCGCGAGGTGAAAGGAAGTCTGACTCTGATGAGCCGAGCGCCTTTGCCGTATGACTGACGATGATTATGGGGAAGGTGGCGAATGCCTGCTTGATGTACGCCATTGCCCGCCCGACTTCAGCATTGTCGTTTTCGTTCTCCAAATCAAATACCGCGTTCGCAGTATCAAACACCACCAGAGGCAGCGCCGCGTGATACGTACCATCAGCCTTCTCATTGTCTACCGTCCATTCTTTGTACTCCTCAGCTACTTGAGCTACTATTTTGGGATCCATGCGTTGCGCGTTGATGACTCGCACCCGCTCATCAAAGTCACGCGTATGCATGCCGGTGTAGCCCCACGAGTACAGCGAGTAAATGACCCGTTGAACCTGAACGACCGACTCGGTTATGATGATGACGTTGCGCCTAACGGCGGGCTTGAGCGTGTAGTCATGCGGGCAGAGGTGCGCAGTGGCTAACGCCATAGGCACGATGAGGGTTGTCTTACCGACACCAGGAGCACCGGCGACCACGTTGACACCGGTTGACATAAAGTCCTCGTACACGTACTCAAAGACATTAACTTCACCCGCGCCTGAGGCGACCGAGTTCTTGAGACTGAGCGGGTGAACTGCGGGTTTACCGTCAGGAGTCGTTGTAGCTTGTGGTGCTTCGTGAGTGTTGCCTGCCCAGCCGTTGTCAATCGCCATGCGGAAGATTGAGCGGTAAGTGATTGAGTGTGGGGTGCTGATGTCACGCTCCCACTTGCGGCGTTGCGCGGCGGCATCAAACTTGTCACTGGTCGCCGCCCACTCTGTCCAAATTTTGTAGCCATTCTCGCCGTAAGGCTTGAGCACCATACCGACGTTGACCCACGTTGTGTAGTCATCAGCGTCAACGTGTTTGAGCGCCGAGCGCAGGTCATCAAAAGTCTGAGCCGTAGCCACCGGAACGCCACCGCGCTCGGTCAGGCTATAGTTCACTGGAGGTCGTGCCTTACTCGCTATCAGCTGAGGCAAGGGGGAGGGTTTTGCCGGACGGGTTTGACTGAGCGGCGAGCGCCCTTGTTGCCATTTGTAATCACCGGAGGGTCCGAGCGTAGGAGCGACGCAGATGTAACCATGATGCTTCAGGTCAAGCCCTTTGCCCAGTGTGCCAGGATACGTCATGTCCTCATCAGCGGTGAACAGCCTATGCTCCCCGCCGCCTTGAGTCACCGCCGTACAGTCGGAGTGCATGACGCCGTGTTCGGCTTCTAGCTCTGCCAGTGACTCAACACCGCCATTCTGCGGGTCAATGTCCAGCGCCAGCAGACCTGACTCAGCGAGGGAGATACCGATACCCGCGTCGGGGTCAGTTGCCCACCAGTCGCGGATGACTTGTTCATCAACAGTTGCGTCTTGATGCCCATGCGGAACTAACTCAGACTGGGGGTGCTTGCCCGCCTTATGACCTTTCTCAGTATTAGGGCGACCGCACCGGCATTGGCCATGCGAGTCCACCGACCACACGGGCAACACGTACCAACCGAGCCTTGCGTAAGCTAACGCGAAGTCTAAAGTTTTTGGTCCGTCAGTGTCTACTGCCCACACGTGCTTAGGCGTCTTGCTCGTCATTATTCTGTTTCTCCGTTGAAATACTCCTCAAGCACATTCCAGTAGCGCCCAGACTTGCGTACAGTGACCGCGACCGGTTGTCGAGCGCCTTTCAGTTGCCAAGTGAGTGAACGAGCAGGGGAGGGTAAGTTTACCGCAAGGGCGCGTTTTTTGAAAAACGCTACCGTTTGCGATGTGGGTGTTTCGGTGCTGATGAAAGTAGAAGCATCAATACGCGCCCCCTCATCTGTGATGCAGGCGTACTGCACGAGCAGCACCGGTTGATTGGGGTTACGCCGCGTAAATACTGCGACGCAGTTGACGTTGCTGACCTTGGCGGTGATGACCGAGTCATCAGTAACCTCGAGTCCGGTCATGGGGTCAATGGGTATGATGGTGCGCACACCAGGATAGACTTTGCGCTCTTTCTTGACGTAAGGCTTAGTGGGCACTGCGGGTAGCTCTTCCGCTTCAGCGTCAAGGCGCTCGCGGTAGAACTTTTCATACATGTCTACGCCGCCTAAGCGTTGCAGGTTACCCACAAAGTCAAGCACGAGGCAGTTCTTTTTGCTGTCGTGTAGGCGAGTGCCCCGACCTTGAATCTGAACCCACAGAGAGGAGGAGAGAGTTGGCCTCAGGCACACGATGCAATCCAGCGCGGGGAAGTCAAAGCCGGTGGTAATCATATCAACCGAGCAGAGCACACGGGTCTCGCCGCTCTGGAACCGGTTCATGATGTCATCCCGCTCAGTACCCTTCATGCTACCCGCCATGACTTCTGTTGACCAGCTCGTCACATAGGCGATAGCTTCAGCGGCACGCACGGCGGCGGTAATGGTCGGGCAATAAACCGCGAGGTGCTTCCGGTTGCTGGCGAGGGTGAGCAATGACTCAGCCATTGACTGAAGCCAGTCCTCCATCAACATCTCATCTACCTCGGTCTGAACGAAGTCCCCACTCACGCTCACGTTGTCTAGGTTGAGCTGAAACGCGGTCTCAACACCTACTAGCGGGCAGAGCCACCCGTCGTGAACGGCGCGGGGTACAGGGTAGTTATAGGCGAGGCGGTCAAACCAGAACTGCTCCCCGTCACCGTAAATGATCCCGTTGTCCATGCGCCACGGCGTAGCGGTCATAGCGACGCGTTGAGCAGCAGGATAACGGCGCAGTATTGACTCATAGAGCGTCGGCTCGCCCTCGTTGTGCGGGACGCGGTGAGCTTCGTCTATAATGATGAGGTCAGGCGCTTGCATTTCAGCTAGGACACCCATCATGCTTTGAATGGTGCCGAAGGTAACTTGCCCGTCAACGTCTTTGCGGTTCAGTCCTGCGCAGACGATTGCCGGCTCTAGCTCGCTATAACGAGTGTAAGTGGCAGCGTTTTGTTTGACGAGTTGCTGAACGTGGGTGAGTACCCAAATGTTTTTGCCAGCCGCCCTATAGAGGCTAGCTATAGCGGCGATGATGAGAGACTTGCCCGTACCGGTGGCGAGTTGAAGCACAGGGTTGACCCCTTTCCCTAGCGCGGCTATAGCGGCGCGGGTTGCTTCGTCTTGGTAGGGTCTGAGTTGCATTAAATAATTCTCCAGTTATACGTTATCACTGCGAATTATGCCTGAGATTTTTTGAAAAGGCAAACTCTTTGAAAAACTTTCTTTCCGCGGGATTGAATCACCTACTCCGGAAGCCTAATGTTTATAGGGGAAATAACCAATAACCAACTGCGGTGAAGGGTCATTAAAAATATCGCTTGCCTTTTCAAAAACATTCAACCTATAATTCATTCATTGGTTGGCGCAGTGCTGACCATGATAACTCAATAACTGGAGAACTCACTATGAACATCAACAAAACAATCATCGCTCGCATCGAAGAGTACCGCGCTACTAACAAGAACCCTTGCAAGAGCTACGCCACTGAAGCCGCTGCTGAGAAGGCTACTGCTCAAATGGCGCAAGACGCCGCTAACTACTTCCACAAAGAGCGCGGTGTTGAGGCTCGTCCCGCTCAGTACGTCGTCATCTATAACGAGGCATGGGGTCGCTGGGTTGGCGCGATCAACATGACCGAGCTGATCCAGCGCTCATCAAGCACTGGCGGCTACATCGGCTACTGCACAGGCTTCTTCGTTTTCTAATCACCCCTCAATAACTCAATAACTAGGAGAACTCAGCATGACTCAACAAATCGTTATCCGCGTGACTAAGAACTACGGTAATACCGTGGTTTACCCTGCTTGCGAGACTTCCAAGAAGCTCGCCGAGCTGATTGGCACTAAAACCTTCACTAACGCCGCCCTCCACAAGCTCGTTGACTTAGGCTACGAGATGACTGTTGAGCAAACTCAATTCTCCCTTTAATAACTGGATAACTTATCATGAAAAGCACTGCTTGGAAAAAAGATTACTTGGTCGTGATGCACAGCGACTTTGACGACACTTGGACTGACAAGACCATCCCCTGCACATTTATGCAGGCGATCCGCTACGTCCGCGCTAGAAACTGGACTCACGCTATGGACAAGGGCACTGTCCGCATCGTTACTCTCGCCGAGTTCGCGGCTCTCTCCGCCAAGCCTGAACTGACTATCGAGCAGGTCAACAAGCAGTTGCTCGAGGCTTGCTACGAAGCCACCGCTCTCTTTGACAACTATCCTCAGTGCTACGAATCAATCGGCACTCACCAAGTGTTGCACAGCGCTATCGCCGCCGCTCTCCGATTCCTGAACAAAGAGGTGAAAGCATGAACACGATTGATCACTCAGTAGAAGTCGAGCAGGGCTATCGCGACACCTGCGCTAAATGCGGCGGTGATGGTCGCTGGAAGGGCTTTGGCGACTGCACCGGCGACATGCGCTGCACTATGTGCAACGGCGCTGGCTTCAAAATGTTCAAAACCTCCTCAGACGAACGCGCTAAGGCTCGCGAAGCCGCCGCCCGCGCTAAGGCTAAGAAGGAAGCTGAACTCCGCGAACGCGCTGAGCAGTGGTTCGCCGCCCATCCCGCTGAAGCCGCATGGATGCGCGAGTCTGCCGAGGGCTTTGAGTTCGCTCAGTCTATGATCGACGCGGTGAACACGTATGGCCACCTGACCGAGCGTCAGATGGAGACTGTGCAGCGGCTCACTCAGAAGTCTTTAGAGCGTAAACAGCAGTGGGCTAAGGAACGTGCTGAGCGCGAAGCCGCAGCGCCAGAGGTTACCTCTGAGCGTCTTGAGCAGTCATTCCGCAACGCCAAGGCTAAAGGTCTCAAGTGGCCACGCATCACCATGGGCGAAATGGTCATCAAGCCTGCAGGAGAGAACAGCAAGAATCCTGGTGCGCTCTACGTGACTGAGTATGGCGCGTACCTCGGCAAAGTGATGAATGGTAGATTCCTGAAGGTGCGCGAGTGCGGCACTGAGCAAGAGCAGAAGGTCGTTGGTTTGATCAACGATCCCGTGGGCGCAGCCGAGGCATACGGTCACCTGACCGGTCACTGCTGCATTTGCAACCGAGAGCTGACCAATCCTGAGAGCGTTGCTCGCGGTATCGGTCCAATCTGCGCCGATAAATTCGGCTGGTAATAACTCAATAACTAGGAGAACTGTAATGGTATCACGCATGACATTCCTGCTAGTCCTGATCGCCATGGGGGCGGTTGGGACGTTTGATTACGACAACGCGGTCGATGAGGAAGCCGCGTATTGCGACCGCCTGCAAAACAAAGTGCATACGGACTACGACAATCTGAAGAGCGTTTGCGCCGCTCGCCACTGGAGCAACTAACATGTCAACACGAATCCACTGGTCTACAGCCGAGCGAGCGCTCATCAATCAAGCGCTGACTGAGGCGTTCATCGCTAGCCCCATGCTCACCCGCCGCGAAGCCCTTAGCCGCGCCCAGCTCGTCCTGCCGTATGAGCGCCGCCGTAAAATCACTGATCAAGTCGCCTATAACGAGCGCCCTGTGATTGAGGCTGCGCAGGTTGCGGCTGAAAAAGCACCTAAGCCTGAACCCGCGCCGGTGAGCGCCCCTGTAGTTGAGCAGCCGCCGGTTAACCCCCTGCTCAAGATCTTTGACGACCTACTAGACGCGCTAGCTGACCGCATAGCCGAGCGCCTGCGTCCGCAGATGACTCAGGCTGAAGTCAAGCAGCACATCGACGCTGAGTTTGACACGCAGTTCAAGCGCTACAAAGTTGAAGCTACGCCGCCTAAGCCCCGTAAGCCCTCAGTGTTGATCGTCGGTTTGAACGGCGTTCAGATGACTAGCGTCAGTCGGAACTATCCCGATGTCAAATTCACATTCATGACGGGTGAGGAAGCCGCGAGCCGTAGCCAGTTCCGCGCTGATCATACAATTTTGATGACTAAGTTTATCAATCACAGCGCTCAGAATAAGTACCGTCAAGCGCCTAACCTGCATTACTGCAATGGTGGTGTGTCTGACCTGTCAACTACGTTGTACATGATTCAGAAGGCAGGCGTATGAACAACTGGCCATTCCCACCCGCTACTGGTCCCGTGCCGTGGACTGCTAAACAAATCCGTGAGTATGCTCGCAAGCAAATCGAGCAGACCGAAAAAGCCCCTTTTTAATTAGAATTTTCCTTGGAGATTTGAAATGAATACAGTAAACTTTTCCAGCATGACGACCCCACAATTAGTGTCGTTTTATAACCGCCACAGCACAACACCGGTCAAGCGCTTTAGTGACCGTAAAACCGCCGAGCGGCGTTGCGCTGAGGTTTTTGAGAGCTTGCTCTCCCCTGTACCTACTAGCAAAGTGATTAAACAAGTGGTTGACACCTCTACCCGCCCCGTCATGAAGGACTCGCTCAAGCTCGACCGCACCATCATCTGCGTGAACACCGGCGACACGTGGAAAAATGCGTATCAGATGTGGCGCGACAATCCTGATTGGATGACTAGCGCTCAGCAAGACCGCCTCACTGCACAGCTCTACGCCGCCGCTAAGGTCGGTGAGCAGAAGATCATTGAAATCAACGCACGCAGCTTCATGCTGGTTAACATTAAAGGAGTCAAGAAATGAACGAGAACGCGCCTGTATTGGCGGATGTCAAGTGGTTCACCACTGGTAAGGGTATCGTGGGCATCGCGGCTATGAGGACTGAGACAGGTGACCTCACTTTCCGCATCTGCCCAGTTGATGGTTTTAACGAGGTGATTGACGCTAATCTGGTCATGTCACATGGGGCGGTTTTCCCTGAGGACGCCGGTTACGCAGTATTCGCACGAGAGGATTCAGAATGAACACAGTATTTCCTGAGTTAGCTATTGACCGTAACGTGGTCAAGTGGGAGCAACACCTCGGCACGCACACCCCGTGGGAGAACCGCAAGGGTATGTGGTTCAAGCGCGATGATTACTTCGCCCCCCTCGGCTACAGTGGTCCGAACGGCTCAAAGATGCGCCAGCTGATTTGGTACGTCAACAAGTTCCGTCAGGGTAAGACCCACATCGTTACTGGTGCTAGCATTCAGTCTCCTCAGCTGAGCATGAGCGCTATCGTTGGTGCACATTACGGCTTACGCGCTCGGCAGATCGTCTATAGCAAGCCTGAGACTGTGTTGCGTCATGAGAACCCTCGCATTGCCTACGGCTTTGATGCTGAGTTTGAGTTCGCTTCTGGTCCGTACAACCCTATCCTGCAGCGCAAGGTGGTTGACCTGACGCAACCGACTTCGCTCGTTGTTGAGTACGGCATCACTGTGCCGCATGACCGCTACCCTGAGGAAGATGTGCGTAAGTTTCACGAGGTCGGCGCTCATCAGACCACTAACATGCCGCCCGAAGTCAAGCGCCTCATCGCCCCTGCTGGGTCGTGTAACTCGCTGACGAGCATCATGCTCGGCTTGAGCCGCGACTCGCATAACATTGAGGAGTTGTTCACTATAGGGATCGGTCCCGACAAGCGCGGTTGGATGCGCCAGCGTCTCGCCTACATCGGCGTGGACGTTGATAAGCTGCCGTTCAAGTGGAAGCACTATAGCCTGCACGATAGCGGCTACAGCAAGTATAGTGATCACTTTACCGGTGAGAACTATGACGGCATCAAATTTCACCCGACCTACGAGGCTAAGATGTGGCGCTGGTTGACACACCATGACCAGTTAGATTATGATGACCAGACCGCCTTCTGGATTGTGGGCAGCGCCCCAGACACGAAGATTGTTGAACCCTTTTACACTAGGAAAGCATCATGAAAGATTACCGCCTGCCGGAAAACCGGTCAGAGTATTTCACCGCGCTTTACAAGATGAACCTTGAGCACGGGGTAATGCCAGGACTCGTCTACCTGTACATGCCTGAACTCGCTCGCCGCTACAAGTGGAACGCCGAGCAGAAGCTCTGGTTCGCATTCTTGAACGGCATGACTCAGAACCCAATCACGTCGCTGCGCATATTTGATCAGCTGCCGATGGTTCCCCCAGCTAGCGCCGCGCTGACTAAGTTTGAAGAATGGTTCAACGCCGAGTGGGACACGCTTCAGTTTGACACCGACCGCCGGTATCAAAAGAAAGACACACTGCCCGCTATCAAGGCTTACGCTAAATTGGTCGAGGAGTTCGGCTCTCAAGAGGCGATGCTGACTGGTAAGCCCTACGAGACGCTGTGGGACATCGTACGTAACCGCTACCACAGCTTTGGTCGCCTGTCATCGTTCAGCTACCTTGAGTATGTTCACCTGAACGGCTACGGCGCTGACTGTGATGACCTGCTGTTTAGTGACAAGTCAGGTAGCAAGTCACACCGCAACGGGATGCTGTTCTTGATTGGCAAAGATGAGCTGGTCTGGGACAAGCGCCTACCTAACGGGCAGGACGGCAATTACCCTAAATTCAACTTGATGTGCGGCTTCCTCGCGGCGGGAGCTGATAAGGTCATTGATGACTTCAAAGCCGCTCACCCTGATGTGCCTAATGCGGGTCGCTTCACTATGGAGTCAAACCTCTGCACGTTCAAGAATCATTTCTTCGGTCGTCGGTACCCAGGAGTCTACGCCGACATGGCACAAGAGCGTATTGAGTGGGCTGACCTACGCGGTCAAGACGCATACACCGACGTGTTCAAAGACATGCGGTCTCAACTGCTGCCCGACTGGTTGCGTGTTGAATGCGAGAGTTCACCTATGACTGTGAAGCAGAAAGCCGCCGTGTTCCCTGAGACCGGTTCACCCTATAGAGCGGAGTACTTCCTATGACCCAGATTGTCAATATTCGCGGCTGTAATGGTTCTGGCAAGACCACAATCGTACGGCGCTTTCTCACTAAGCTACCGACTCAGGCGCTGGGTGGTAAACCTGACCGCCCGTTGGGTTACAAAGTAGACGCCTCTGCTTGGGGTATTATGACTCCTGTGTTTGTAGTAGGTAGTTACGAAAACACATGCGGCGGCGCAGACGGGATCAAGACGCAAGAGGAGATCGCTGATCGCGTAGTAAAGGCGCATGGTCATGGTCATGTGCTCGTTGAAGGGTTGCTGATGAGCAAGTCAAGCAGCGGCGGTCATGTGGCTCCGATACTGAAAGACCATGGCGCGATATTTTCATTCTTGGATACCCCGTGGGAGGTCTGCCTTGAGAGAGTGTTAGCTCGTCGCGCAGCGGCGGGTAATGATAAAGTATTTGACCCT